CTAGACCGCAATTACGATCCATTTTTTTTCTCTCTCATCTAAATATACTTCCGACATTTCTTTGTTTTTGTGGCCCCATAAAGCCTGCACGTCCAATCCGTGTCGCTTATAAACCCGTCCTGATAACGACCTTTGCTCATAGAATGTCGGCGGCGTCTTGCCCTTAGAGGCAACGATTTCCACCCGGTCGCGAACCATGCTAAATGCGTCGGTAAGCGCCCTTGCTGTAACCCCATCTCCAGCGCTTGCCACGCCCATTCTTTTTGTGTGATGAACAAGATACTTACTAACTACACAGTCACGGCATTTAGATACAACTTCACGTAAATTCATACCTATCTCTTCCATTTTTATAGATAAAGGTATGGCAATTTGAGTGCCAGTTTTGTTTTGAACAACATGCAGGTGATCATCCCAAATATCGCTAAATTTCATTTTGACAATATCACCTGGTCGCTGCCCGGTTAGCATGGCCAGCAACATGGCATTTTTGAGATAAGAGCTGCTTGCGGCTTCGAATATCTTCCACCACTCCTGCATACCCAAACGCTGTCGTGACACGGTTACTTTGGGGTTTCTTGTTGCTTCTGCGGGGTTGAATCCGGGATTTACCACCCCGGCATATTGAGCCTCTTTGAACACCTCAACCCACCCATAGCGGAGAGCCTGAGCCATTCGGTTTTTATCTTGGTCAGTGTATTCGGTGAGTATTGCCGACAATTCACGAGCTGAGACTTCGGTAATCGGAGTGCGCGGGAATCTTTCAGCTAAACGCCTTGCAAGCCTTTTTCCACTTGTGGCTGTACGCACTGATAGGTCGCCCTTGCCTAGCCTTTTATCAAGGATTTCACAGTACCTTTCCACCCAGGCAGACAAAAGCATCTCACTCTTTCGCCCTGCTTTTTCAGATCGAATGTTAAGTATTGCGAAAGACTGGTTTACCTGCTGCTCTGCGTGGATTCTGTTTAGCTCTACTGCGGCGGTTCGTGCGGTGTCGGCATCCGTGCCGAACCCAATGAACTTACCAGATGACGGGTGCTTGTATTGCCAATAAACCTTGTTTGTTCGCTTATCCAGCTTGCAATAAAGATTAGGAATGGAGACATTAAAACTACGTGGTCGAGCTGCCATTTAAAACCCTCTCAACTAACGCCCTGGCATTTTTATCTATCCCTGACGATACCTTGATGGGTGCAATTAGTCCTACAAATTGTGCCGTTTCATCAATAAGCCAGCGCCTGCCCTGTTTTATTGCTGGCGGGTAGGTCTGCCTTGTCTTTGCAATAACCCGAAGCGTAGCGGCACACGGGGGTTCTTTAAAGTGGGCTTTCGCCCACTCGGTCATGCTCACCAGCACCCGCGCCACCACCCATCTTCTGACATTTCAAGCCGGATTCTCCGCTCCCCGCCAGAGATCCCCATTACTACCGAGTATAGATATTTTGGAAAAGAGAATGTTGCACCCCCCTTCGAACTGAGCCCGCACTCAAGCCCCTCCCCAAGCCTTACCCTTATAACTTTCAATTCCTCATCCACCTCTACACGTGCTGATGAATAATTCCCGCCCTCTAAAACATCTTTTGACAGATAGGCCAGGCCATACGCCTTAAGCACCAACACGGGCCCAATAAGACCACTTCTATTTGTTGATACCCTAACCTTCCCATATTCACGAATTGATTTAAAAACCATCAGGATTTACCCCGACAAGCTTGCATCTATCCATCAGCGATTGGGCCGTTACCGTTAGCAGGTTTAAATCAACCTCTGAGCCGTGAAGAATCACAGCCAGCCTCTTTAGCGTGGCTTGCGCTTGGCTATCTGGTGCTGGTTGTGGGGCGGCGTATAGTGGTACGGTTTTATACAGTGTTACGTCTGGCTCTTTGTTCTCGTTCCACTCACCAACCCAATCATCTATAACCGCTTTGCGGGTTGACGCATACTCACCAAAATCTACCCCGTCACCCTGCATTACGTATAATATCGGCTCAGCGCTATCAGCTTTGCGCCGCAGCTGTAGTTCTAACAGCATCACTTCAAACAACCGCGCATCAACTTCTACTGAACCACGAACACAACGAGAATTGTGCTCGGTTATTGTTGCCTGGATTTCAGAGAGGATTTTTGACAGTCGCTCGTCTGTTAGTTTGTTATTCATTACCCTTCTCCTGGTTAGTCATGGAGGTTTTCGGCAGGTGCTCGGCGTCCCACTTCTTCATGCACTCCTCAATTTCCCACGCTGTTTCACCAATAGTGCATAACCCATCAATCACGCGCTGGCGCTCTTTCAGTAAATTTTCGCTATCAGCCTTGCGGCGTTCCTGTAGCTCACACAGAAGCATGAACACGCTACGAAAATACGCCGCTTTAAATTCACTATCCGCTGTATCTATAGAGTTACTTGTCATGCACATAACTACTTCCAGTTCATTGTCTGTTAGTTTGTTATTGGTCAATTAAAAATCCCCGTCGCCTACAGATAAATAGCTGCTAGCAGATAACGCAATCATTGAACTACCGCCCTCAATTTCACCCAGGAGCAGGTTAAACCCGCCTGACGCCGTGTAATAATTCGCGTCCGGGTACTCCTGTTTAACCTCGTCCAAAAGCGCCGCCAGTGCCTTTGTCAGCCGCTTAAATCTGCGCTCAATATTCGGGCACTTCTCATCTAACAGCCTATGCGCTTCGTACGGGTCGCCGTCGATACGCTCTATGAGTTCTTCTGTATTCATTCTGTTATCGCCCCTTATGGGGCGCTCCGTTAAGCTGGGGCGCGTGATGCACTGCCAAAAATCTTATGAATCGCGTAGCCGCTCCAGTTCTGGCGGCATTGGTCGAAGATGGAGCCACCTTGATTGAGTGCGAGACGCCCGAGTTTGTAGGTTGACGGCTTACCACCTCGCCCAACCGTGACGTTCTCTACCAGCGCGTACCCCCTGAGTTTTGCCATCATTGTCGCCACCTTGTTGTAATCTGCTTTCGGGTTCGACTTGATGATTTGGTGAATCGTTGACTCACCATGCGCTCTCAGGTGATCCAGAATTAATTCTCTTGTGCCCATTTCATTTAGCCCCTTCGCACTCGCCGCTATTCACGCATTTATTGCACGGCTCATTTCCCTTGCTCTTACTGTGATCGCACGGCTGGGCATCAAACCAACTAGCCCAAGAATCGGTTAGAGCGTGGCTGGTACCAGTTTTTATTGACACGTCAATCACTCGCGCCACCATGGAGCTTTTCAACATTCCAGCTACGGTTTTCATTCATTGCCCTTAATTTTTGTATTGATTGTTTTTAATGCATTCACTACCTTTTCCGGGTCAGTGTTGGTGCATGCCACCTGATAAGAGTCGGCCTGGACGTTGACTGCGCACCCTTCCCCAAGAGAAACAGCTTCGTTCTTGCCCGACTCGCTTTTAGCCACACTACAACCAGAAATTAGAACAATTAAAATAAGCGGTATTTTTCGCATAAAATATCCTCTGCTTCTTTGCTGTAATTGCCTGAATTAATTAATTTAGAACGCTCGCGTGCCGCCTTTATAAAGACATTCCGCACTTCATCCGACTGTCTTTTCCTTGTATCGCTCCTAATACAGAATGTTTGTCTATTTTCCCTTTGATTTACTATCCTTTTTTTGCTCTGAGATTTTAACCCCATAATTAGCACTCACCCCCAAACAATGGGCATTGTGCGTCCCTTCGCCAATCATTGCGCCAACCATTCCACGAAAGCGCATTTCCGAAATCATCTTTCCATTGGAATAAATATGTTTGCATACCTTGACGAAGTAGCGCTCCTTCGCACTCGCCACCTTGTCATGCGCCGCGCTCAGCTCATGCGACATAGACAACATCTCTACATCCTTCTTAGCTGCTTCACGAACAACAACATCGGCAATATCGCGATATGCCTTTACCTCGCCCTGTAAATACGCGATATAAGAATTCGCCGCCGCTAATTCATTACACGCGGAAAACCATTTCTTTGCTTTTTTCAACAATTCTTTCATTTCTAGCCCTTAGTTCATTTTTAATTAAATTAATTGTCAGGGAGTTTTCTGAATTTATTTTTTTAATAAAAACCTTATTCCCCTCGGTAATTCCACGCGCATGCGAACACCAAGCTAAAAGCTCAGTAAGCTCACTTACTTTCATTGACTTAATTATTTTTTGAAAACTACCTTCCTGCATTTATCGTCACTCCGCATCCTCAGTTTATAGAGGTGGGAGACTAGGTATTAGATCTCGCGATCCACTCCCTTACGTAGCAACTAATGCGAAAACATACTTTTCATATATTTTCTAATGTAAGAATTAGTAATTCTTGTTCTTTGCCATACGCTCTTGTAAATGACTCTTTTCCTGCGTGAATAGCTAACTTCCCATCCCCGCTATTTCTGTGATGGTTCGTACACAAACAAATAACCTCAAACCAGCCCGAACGCTGCGCCGCCCCCTGACCTTCGCGGATGTGATGTATCTCACCCGGGGTTCCCCATACACCAGCCTGTATGAAACAGGCCACACAACCCAGCTCTGCCACTTTTCCCACATGAGCCTTTTCCGCTTTCGTCTGGTGCTTGCTCATTGCATCACCTCAAAGCTACGCGCCACTAACTCTCCTTCCGCGTTAAGCCACAGCTCACCGTAAACGCTATCAGGGTGTTTTTTCATTAACTGGCTTACTACATGTTCAAAGCGCTGGAGCTGCTCGTCTGATACGTGAGAGAAGCGGCGAACGTATTCACCTGCTAACGCTGCGTGGATACGGCTTGTTGATTGGTTTAACTGCTGGATTAACTTTTCCATTTACTGCTCCTTTGGCTGATTTTGGGCAATAAAAAGCCCACGCGAAGTGGGCTATTGGAAAAGCTCCGACTACGCTGTTATTTTTTGAGTTCGATTACGGGCAAATCCCGTCGATAGCTGTACAGCTTCCCATCGTCAACGATGTATTCAGCCACCAACCAATCATTCACCCTTTGCGGTGTCGTTCCACATGCCTTTGCAAATGCAGACTTGTTTCCGCTGTAGTATTTTTCAATGTAATCAATGAGCTTCATCAAACCCTCTATTGTTCCGATGTGTTTATTTAACGCTTTTTCCGTTAAGCCATCAAGCCTTATTTAACGCTTTTTCCGCTAAATCACTTAGTCAGCATTTTTTGTTCATTCATAACTTCTTTCTTAATCTTGTAGTATGTCCCCTGCGACACGCCCAGCATCTTCATAACAGCATCGTCGGTAAACCCAGCATCTTTCATTTGCTTTAGCTTGTCGCGGGCCTCGGTGACGTGCTTAGCTTCTCCGCGCTTACCCTTTCCTCTGGCGTAGGCCGCTTTCATTCCTTCTACCTGGCGTTGGCGAATCATCCCGCGCTCAAGCTGAGCTGCGGCAACCATGATGTTAATAATGAACTCACTCATGCCATTTTCATTGCCGGGGGTAAGCTCGATCCCCAAATCCAGAACTTTCAGACTTACACCCATCTGCTTCCAGTCGTTCCACAGGTTTGCAAAGTCCATCGTTGAACGCGACAGGCGGTCTATCGACTTCACAACGACAACGTCACCTCTCCGCAATTTCCCAACCATGCGCTGAAATTGCGGTCGATCCAAATTCTTCCCGCTGGCTCCCTCATCATAAAAAGACTCATCAAACTGGATGCCGTCAAACGCATCCTCTTGTCGGTCTATTTTTTGCTCTTTAGTTGAAACTCGACCATAGACAAAAATCATACAGCACCCACATTCAAAATAAGTGCTTGTGATATACCCTACAATTAAGCTTATGTCCTACATTTTTTTGTACCTTTTAGCGGGGCTTTTTGTTACCTATAAAATAGAATGCTTTTTTGTACCCCACAAAAACAAAAAATCCCCCGAGGGGGATTAAAGAAAGTAACCATTGAAGTACAACTTTGGCTTTGGCGGTAACTCTTCAAGTCGTTTTTTTGCAGCATCCCTGTCTCTACGGGCATCATCTAAATCCATCTTGTCCGTGTAACACTCTACGTTCGTCTGTGCCACGGAATCCCACCCCATATTTACACATCCACTATAGTAACCTTCCTCCTGTTGAAACTTCCACTCCGCCGCCTGAGCGCTGCCCTCTACCATAGCCCGCTCTTCATCCCACCTTAAGAACTCGCGAGCGTTATTTTTACCAAACCACACAATACCAGCAGCAATGACAGTCAATATAACAAACAGTTTTTTCAACTCACTTCCCCTCATGGCACACAAGAGAGGTAAACACCTCCAATCCCACCGCATTCAGCATCGTTACAGTAGCGATTCCCGTTATACTTGATAGAAGTAACACCTCTTCCGCTCCATTGCTGAACGCCAACTTATACTGCCTTGACGCTCTCGTCTGATCGTCCATTGACATCATGCTAACCACTATGGGCTTAGGACTATTTTCTGCAACCATCGTAGTGCTTGCTCCGCCCGGTATTTCTTGCACCGTTAGCGCGGCATCCCTCCCGGTACTAACCCCAATACATGTATAGTCGTGGTTAATGTGATCCTTACCATTTAATGGCAAATCTTTTGCGAAAGCCCCTCCAGCCACTAGCAACCCCAAACACACAATCACCTTTCTGAATTTCATAAGATTTCCCCAGCCAATAAAAAACCCGCACATCATGCGCGGGTTCGTTTGGTGTTTTGTGGCTGTGAGTGCTAGTGCAGGGTTACTCCTGCTGTGGGTTTTCGACAACTGGAACCACCAGCCCTGAGTTAAGCGCCAGCAGTTCGGTGTAAATCTCTGCTTTGAGTTCCTGCCGGGTGAGTGCGACGGTCATTCCTATGTAACTCTCCATCGTGCTTGTTTTCGCCAGCAGGCCACCATTCATATAGGCGTGTCCATCAGAGCGAATTTCGAACGTTGTCGCCCCGGTTCCATCCCACGCCATGTTCCATTGACTGTAGTGATAGGCGCTAGTTGCCCCTCTGACCTGATATAGATTATCCCGCGTGTCTTCGTTCAGATATAGCGGAAATGCCGCGATTGCCGAACCACCACCATTAAGATTGTAAGTCCCCCCCCATTGCTGGAACGCCTGCGCCGCCTGACCATGAACAGTGGAGTTACATGTAATCTGTGTTCCGGCGTTAAGGCTTATTGCCCCAGCGGCATGCGCCTCTATCGTACCAGCCTCGTGCGCAATCTGCGTTTGCTGGTTGGTCGCCCATGATACGCGATACCCTGACGTTGATTGGTCTGTGTAACCAAAGTACGTATTTCCCCACGTCGTCCCGGTATAGGTAAACGCGTCGTCCTGCGCCGTAAAATCCGTTCGTTCCCAAAGCGCTGACCAGTCCACGTCGTGGCCGTCAATCTCCAGACCGCCAGCAAAATTCACAGTCTTATCGAACGTTACCCCGTCCTGGTTGGCGTACTGGTCTTTCACTCGCTCCCATATGCTCAGCACTACTGATTGGCTCTGCTCAATCTTCTGTAGCTCTGAGTGAAGAACCTTAATCATTTCCGTCATATCGGCTGGAACGTTTAATTTTTCCAGTCGGTAGACAGTTGGCGGGGAGCTGGTTAGCTGTGAGTTTTGCGTGGAGCTACTGGACGTAGTGCGTACTCGTGTCTTGCTCCTGGTCGCTGCATTGGCCTTTGCCAGCGCCTTAGCTTGCTGCGGGTTCATTAGAATGCCCTCCCCGTGCTCTTGATTGTGAAACTAACACCCACCGGAATAGAGCCGCTGCCAGCAATTTCCAAACGATAGGCGTGAGTCTCACCCTCAACTCTCCAGGTAGTTCGGCGCTGTCCTGATAGATTGGCTGTCTGTGTATCCCACGTGTAACCAGAATCCGGGTTATCACTGCGGCCCAGCTCAACAGTGATATCGTTCGCGCCTTTTCCGTTTAGGTATGCCTCGGTAATCATTGAGCGATAGCCAGTGTTAAACTCAAGCCCTCTACGCTCTGCGTAGCACTGCAAGTCTTGCTGGGTCATGATTCCCACGCCCCCCGAAATAATGTTTCTCACCTCCGTTGACCCGTAGTTCAGGTAATACACGCCACCAGCAGCAGATGCCCCAATCATGGTTCCCTGTGCCGTTTTCACGTCACCGCTGTCCCATGTCACGTTTGCGTCATCCCATATAGTGTCATCGTCATCCCACACAGTTGGGGAGCTAACTGGTGCTATTGGGCAGAAACATGCGTCGTTGATATAGGGGAGTGTTTTTCGTGACCACGTTTTTTTGACGTAGTTATAGGTGAGCGAGGTTGTTTTGGCGTAATCGCCCTCGGCCTGGTCTGCGCCGTACATCATCACCCAAATCTCTGACAGTTCCGGGTAATTGAGTAGGCGAATCATCCCCCGCTCGTGCGTTGATACGTAGTCAGCCAGATATTCTTTTACCGCCCCGTCAGCCACAGACACCCAGGACACGGAGTCGTGCTTCACCACGTCCGACCCGGTAAACACGTAGTTGTAACCGTGTGCGTTCACGCAACAGCCAATATCCAGGCACCCTAAATCGCTGTATACCAACTTAGTGATAAAGGGTGACTGGTCGTTGCCGCTGGGCGTTAGTGAGTATGTCTCGCGCTCGGTGTACACATACAGGGTGCCGCCGTTCTCCGCTGCGTCCGTTACCTCGTAATTGCTGCTCAGATCCTGCCAGCCTGCGTACCCGTCAATTACTGCTGACGCAAAGTCCTCCGGAGTCCTGTTTGCTGCTGTATCGTCCCAGTTTATTGGTAGGCTGTTTTCCTGAGCGAATCCAGACCACCTCACTCGCGTTGGGTACGGCACGTCCTGCCCGCCCTGCGATTCTTCAACCGTTGAGAGCAGTAGCAACCGGTTATCGAACGATACTATTTTTTTACACGTCCAGCGCCTGTCCTGAATATCCGGTGTCCCGGTACTGTCCACGACAGTTTGCTCACCCCATCCGGTTAGCGCGTCGAAGCCGTCCCAGTCGTACTGCTTGGCTATTGGCGCGGAACCAGTGACGCCAAAAATCTGACAGTTGTTAATCTGGCACTTGTAGCTAATCCAGATATCGTCAATCGAAAAACCTGTGGCGTAGTTGTCGTCAGACGTTACGGCGAGCTTTGCGAATTCCGCAGTAATCATCGACTGCTGCCACACGCAGACGTCGTCACCGTCAACGCCCAGCCCAAACAGAACTTTTGCTCCGGCCGAGTAGAAATCAAACATGACTACGTCAATCAACCACAGTGGCTGCGGTTGGTAGACTCCCGAACTATCAGTAGTGTAATACTCGCAGAGCTGATTCCCGAGATACTGCGTTATTTCACGTCCATTGAACCGGATGTTGACGGCGTCCGTAAACGCCGCATCAGGGAGCATTGTCGGGTCACCGTCGAGCATTAGCCCAACGGAGCCGAGTTGCTGAATATTTGGTTTTGTCATGCTGTACGCACCCAAATATAAGCACCGTAATGAAGCGGAGCAAACCCCTCTGCGGCAGTACCCAACGAAACGGCGTTTCCAGAGAATGTTGCGTTGTGCACATGCCCACCAGCCGACGCGGAGGGCTGATCTCCCCCGAACCCGGTATTGCCCATCACCGATGATTCAAGATATTTTTTCGCCTCCTTCCCTTCGCCGTAAGCGGGAAGGTCGTGCACGTGTTCACCCTGAGTGTCCAGCGATACGGTGCCAGTCGGGGTGATGGTTTCCGCAGATATGTTTGCCCGTGTCACGATGGCGCGACCATTAATCCCCACACCAAAACTGACAGACCCCCCATCCGCCGAAGATTTCGCAGTTCCAACCCCAGCAAGTAAGCCCGTTACCGCCGACCATGTACCAAACCCTAAAATATCAACCGGGTTACGGGTGTCGGTAAAGCTGATGAACGGTGCGCCTACCGGGTATTGCAGTTGCTGAAACAGCTTGAACGTCATTAATAGGTCGGTGTTGCTGTTGGCCTGTGTCGTTGTTGGTGTCCCTGCCGCCAGTGCCGCTAACGTCCCATCGTCTTTTGTTGGGTCGGTTAGGTTGAAATTACTCAGTGCACCAGCCGTGGCGCTGTTATCAATCCATGGGGTGTTTAGGGTGATGTTGTTGATTTGGTCCGGTGTCCCGGTTATTGGTGCGGTTGCGTTCGGAATTGTGTTCTGAACGGCGCTCTTTATCCCCCTGATGTGATCGTCACCGCCGCTGACAAAATCCGACTTTCCTACAGGCCAATCCGGGTTGAGCTGGCTAATATACGTGGCATTCTCAATGGGCATTATTTCTTATCCTCCAGTCGGTTTACGCGGCGATCAACGTCTACGATTTCCTGCTGCTGCACTCTGATATCAGCGCTTAGTGACTCAATCTGCGCCTGATCCGTCTTTGCCATGGCGCTTGTGTCGTCGATAACCTGTTGCGCGTGACCAAATGAGAACGCGACGCCAAAAATGGCGGCAACGCCAGTGAACCCCATAAACTTCAACAGGGAGTGAGTTTTGTCGTTAGAAGTAGCCACGGCGTTTCACCTTTGCTGTTCCGGTTTTCTTGAATTGGTCGCTAACGGCGTTTAGTTCCTGTACCTCTTTATCAGCCATTGCAGACCATGAGTTAGCTGAGTCGCTATCGCGTGAAAACATTGCGCAGTATGCCAGGCCATACCAAAGCAGGGCGTTTTCTGCTGCGTCGGTGTAGGCGTTAGTCTGGACACCTTGAGAAATGCGCGGGGGCTTTTGATAACCGGTTATCGTTACTGACGCGGGTTTTACCAGTTCAATATTATTGCCGTTGGTGGCGTAGTGGAAATCGTACCCCGCCAGCTCCGGGCGGTTCGCCAGCGCTACGCGCAAAGCCGTAACGTCTGCATAACTGGTTGCAGTCCCCACCAACTCAGAGATAGTGACGCTATCAACCGTCATGAACTCAGACATATCAATACTAACTGAGTCGGTGTTGTAGGTTACTGTTTTGCTCATTGCGCCGATTTTTAGCTCGCTATCCAGCTTGGTTTGAGCAGCGGCGATAAATTGCGGAATGGCGTTGATGGTCTGACTATCGGTGCGTCCTGACCATGATTTGATATTTGACACCAGGTCGTTGTATGTAGTGCTCATAATTCACCCTCAAATCCGTCGAACATAGCCCCTAGTAAGTAGCAATAGGTCTCATTTCCCTCGCCCTCTCTAACAGGCACGCCAACCATTGAGCATATTTCAAATGCTGTATGCGCCAACTCATGCACTAGCGTTGACTGCTTTCCGCTGTTTACGCACACCAAAAAACGACGCTTTCCGCGATAGTAGATATACCTACTTAGCCCCGAGGAATATTTATGATCCTCGCAAACCTCCAGTCCCGCCGCCTGATGCGCCTCGCGCCAATCATCAAAACCCCGACAAAGATATACCCACCCATTACCGAACAACGGCACCTTCATTGATGGGAGATCGGGCCATTTACTTTTCATAATTCACCTGTAAAAAAGGCTGGCATTTGCCAGCCTCCTGCTTATGCGTATTTGAGGGTTTTCTTTTCATCGCGGACAACGTTCATGATTTTTCTCACAACATTGCCCTCTGTGGTTTGCGGGATTGGCCTCCCGGTCAGCGCCTGGGTGATGTAGTCGATAACTACCCCTTGCGCGTCGGGTTCCAGATCCACAAAATCGAGTTGCTCACCCCCCCCTGTTGCTTCACGCAGTGCGGCTACACCTGCGTAGCAAATAGCCGCTAATTCAATAATTGTGATTCCTCCTTTCATTCAACCTCCACCGGGTCTGTTGGCTTTCCCTCGATCCATGCGGAGCGCCATGGGTTAGCGTGTTCCCAGCCAGATTCCAGCAGGAACGCCACTTCATCGGCGTCGCCAAGCTCAGGCAGGTCTTTGACGCGAGGCTCACCAAATACAGCCTCTTGCCAATCTTCCGGGTTGTAGATAAGGACGGTGCCGTTATTCATTATTGGATTGAACATCACCATTACTGTTTGCCCAAAGGCATCCGTCAGGGTGCTGACTTCCCAGCTCACTTTTGTGGAATCTTCGAATACGCGGACGCGGTTACCGTTCTCTCCGGTCTTCTCCTGCATGCCGGAAATGGTGTCCGACATATCCATAGATGCCATGAGAATCTTTGGCTTCGCGCCAACGGTTTTCAGGCGCTTTAGAGCGTCTTTAATGTCATCTTCGGTGGGGGTTGCAGAGGCAGAAACGATATAAGTTTCGACATTTTTAAGTGGATCGCCAGAAATGGTGGTGCCGCCGTCGGTGCTGGAAATCAGGTATTTTATACCCGCCGCAGTTGCTGCGGTTGGGTTGCCGTCAGAGTCATTAGCCGGAGCCTTTGCGGGGCCATTGTTGAACATTGCCCATTCAAAATCGGCTTTCAGTTCGGTGGCGCGTTTTTGGGATTGTCGATCAAGCTGCCCTTTGCCTGCATAGTATGCCTGGCGTTGAGCTTCACTGGTTACCGCTAAACCCAGAATGAGCTTTTGGGTGTAGTTTTCCAGCATGGTGGTTTTGCCGTAGGACTTTGGCACATCAGCCCATTGAACGTTTTCGGGATAGGCGTTTGCACCGGGCGCTTTCAGGCTATCAATCTGCCATTGGTGGTGCTGGTTATCTACTTTCTTTTTGCCGATGGTGGACCAGAACATAGTCTGTTCAGGGTCTAGCATGGCGATGTCGTTGGCTACTTCGCTTTCTACGCCGACGTGGTCATAAGACCAGAGTGTTAAGGCTGCCATTCATATAGGCCTCCTTTGTTGGGCTTCTTGCCCATATCCTGAGGATCGTTGAAATGATTTTTTGCATTAAATCGTCGCGATTAGATCATTGATTTTTGTTATATGTCAATTTATTTTTTTTGCTGCTGCCTCTATTTCCGCCCTTTCCTCCCTCCCAACCACACGGCGAACCACGGCGCGTGTCACTTTTTGTGCTACAGCTCTACTAACTGGCGCAGCAACAGCCCCAACCGGACCACCAAACATAAATCCCGCCCCCACTTGTGCAGCCGTATTATCCAGCGCCTTATCAGTCATTGTCTCATCCCTCACCCCCGGCAATGACGCTCGAATAGCCTCTAGCTGCTCATAAAGACGCATAGCCTTCGCACCGCGTTGCGCGGCATCATGCGTGTGCGTCATAGCCCAATAAATAGCCCGTTCATCTTCGGGTATATCAGACCATTTTACGCCATTAGCTTTAATGCCTTTTGCGTCATTCATAACCGACTTAACGTTTTTTTGTATCTTGTCTAACAGTTTGATTTTATGGTCTAAAGCTGTCTGCACATTCCTCTCGCCAGCGGCTCGGGCTTCCTGATATTCCGCTGATGTAAGCGATCTCTCTTTAGACAATTCTTTATCCAGCCTTTCCATTGCGGCGGTGTAGGCATCAGACACCCCGGCGCGGTGCGCTGCCGCCTGCTTTGCTGAAACATACCGCCTCATTTCAGGGTTTAAAATCCCTTTAGCATCTAGCCATTGCAATGTGTCTGGGGCGTCTTTTACCGCCTCAAGTAGTCGCTTTATATTGACGTGCGGTGACGTTTCAAGAAATCGCTCTAACTCAAACTTTGTGCCATGTATGTATGATGCGAGCGCATTATAAAACCGCTGTGACGACACATCTTCACCTGAATCTATTTTAGTGATCAGCTCGTTAAGCGGGTCATGACTGGCTCTCATGACTTGCTCAAATTGACCATAGCCAGATAACTCAGGGTGCTCATCTCCGGGAAAAGGCAGGTGTGGGTTTTCGTAGTCTTCTGTAAACTCCCTGAACTGCTGCAATGCCTGCTTAGCCGTCATCCCCTTTTCTGCTGTATCAGTTTCTTTCAGCCCGTTAAGAGCGTAGCTCTCGGCCTCGACACCCACCAGCCTATGCGCTATTTTTTGGTTATATTCATCCAACCATTGCGCCTGCTGAGCCGTTAGCGCGTCAACACGATCCGTTTGGCGCTGCCCTGCCTTTATCGCCTTTTCTGCCTCTTGCTCTCTGCTAACCTCCGTTACTGGGGATTCATCAACATACTTTTCAGCGTTTGCAATATCCTCAGGCGCTTCTACATGCCCCAAACGCCCTTTTAGGTATTGAACTGCAGACGGCGTAAATCGCTCTAATACAGGTGCGGCTAACTTTCCTACCGTGTGGATAACCCCAGGTAAAACCGCTGCCGTCGCCATGTTTGTAGCTACATCATTATTTTTTCCATCAACGATGTTTTCAGCCTCGGATTGCACCCCTGCCGTAGCTGCATTAAGCACCGAGTCAACACCCGCTCGCGCCACCCATGACAACCCTCGTGCGCCCGGTACAACAAACCCCGCCGCCACGTCACGAACGTCATGCTGCAATTCAACTGGTACACTATGCGCGTAATCGTTGATGCTCGCTGCCATCTTCGCTTGCGTCGCATTACCCTTGCCACCTACTGCCTTATAGATTTCAGGGTAATCCGCAAAATCCATTGGTGTTGCGTAGCCCTTTTGCACTGCTCTCTTCGCAATGTCGGTATCACTGGTTCCGTCAGGGATGTTATTCATCGTAAAGCCGTTTGGCAGCTCCATTGAGAAAGGCATTAGTAATCCCCGCTGCTCTGTTTAGGTTGTCCTGCGTTCTCGCCAAACTTACGAACCTCTGGCGCTACACGATTAACGTACTGCTGCGCGGCCTGCGTGGTCGTGATTGTGCCGTCATTCAGCGCCCTGATTGTGTCAGGCGAAACATGAAACGCAGCCACCAGCGCACCCATCACCTCTGGATTGTCCAGATCGTATCCCTTCGATTGTACCGTGTCCTGTACGTGCTGCATGTGGCTCTCTGCCTGAGCAGTTGCATTTTTCTTCGTCAAATCAATCATTTGTTGTCGGTCTGCGTCTGTCATACCCTCGCCAAGAAACGACTTAACAGCCCCATACGCCTTATCCACCATGCCCGTTGACATTTCACGCTGCACAGCATGATTTTGCGTGACTCGCGGCGACAAGTTAGGCGACTCGCCAACCTGAAATTGCATAGCGCGTTGCGTGTCACCTCCCGAGTTGTAAGGCGCTGCCGCTACTTTTTGTGCGGCTTCCAGCACCTTATCAAACATCGCTGTTTGAGCGCTCTCACTGGTTCGCAGGTTTTTGGCGCTGGCTATCTGCTGAATGGCCCCCTTTAAAATCGCCCCGTGATAAGCCCGCCCCGCCGCCGCGATGTAAGCAGCTCTCTCTTGCGGGTCTGTAATTTCCTGCGGCACTTGGACCTGCGCCGGATTGAATGACGCATTTTGCAGTGTTGGCTGACCACCAGCCGCTAATTGCTCGCCAGCCTGCGCACCCTGCTTAGCCAATGCTGAGATACGTGCACTTCCTGCGTTCTGCAGTGCGATATTTTCCATCACCCCCTCATGTCTCATTTGGTCATTATGGAAAACCGCGCTCTGCTCTCTCGCTAAACGCCCCTGTTCCATCTGGTCTTTATGAAACCCTTCGCGCTGCTCTCGATCCGCTTGACGCTCTTCCGTGTCAACCTGCCTGTCTAACGCTTTCTGCATACGGTCTGCTTCTTTGTCCAACTCCTTGTTATCGCCCGTTTGGTACCAGTTCAGAATCGCTGGGGCGCTAAAGCCCTTCTCGTGCAACTCCATGATGTAATCGCCACGCTGTCTCAGGTCGTAGCCGTGGTCATGCACCGCCAGCGCCGCCGACATACCACCAGCAATACCCGCAGCGGCGTTACCCGTCACCAGAGCCGTTACCAGCCCCATAAGGCCTGACGCCATCCACATTTGATGTGATATCTCTTCTTCACTTGGTGGACTTACCTTTGGAATTCCGTTATAAGCCGCCTGTGCCTGCTCAATGAGCTGTTGAGTCTGGATTACGTACGGGACGTTGCTACCCTGATTGGGTGTCACGCTCTGCCCGTGAATCGCATCCATGTTGATTTGCAGGTTTTCATTCTCGCGTTGTTGCTGCAGGTCGGTTACGGCTGTCATTTGTTAGTCTCCACTAATTTTTGACCTTTCATTGCTTTGCTCATGGTCTGCTGGTAACTGGAAGACTTAGCCCCAGCCCCTTTTGGTTTACCCATTGCTTTTGCTTCTTTGTAGTTGTTGCTCATGCACGTATAAATCAGCTCTTCTCCGCGCTGCTGCGTTATTTTTCCGTCTAAAACGCTCTGGTATATCTCCTTTAAAACCCCATCAATCTTGTCTGTCTTAAGTCCGAACATGGGGTAGTTTTCTGCCATCGTTTCCGGTGACATAGAGCCACGAAATTTCATGAGGTCGGGAACGTTGTAATTAGCCTCCGGCGTTTTCGTCCACATGACCTCATTAGCGTTCGGGTCGTATTCCTGTTGCCACCCTTCCTGCTTTGCCCATTGGTATTTGATGGGGTCATTCTCTGCCGTGGTTCCGGTGGTATTGTGCGATGCCAAAATCTCACTGGCTCTCGTGTTGTACTGCTCAAATAGCTGGTCAAACTGCTGGTTAATATTCATGGTTTCTCAGTTTTTTATTCTGCGCCGGTCAACTGGCCAACGCAGTTTTGTAGTTGATTGTTCTGTTACAGCAGGTTTTTAAATCCACTCAGCCCTTGTAGCGGGTCACCGCCTGCCAGCCCCTCCACCTCGTTAATTACCGAGCCGTTAGATCCTGCGCTGGCCTGAACTCCATGACCCGACCCACCCAGCGGGGCGCGTTGTTGGTATTTCGGGGTCATTGCCGCCTTTAATATCCCTGGCATTTGTTTACTCAGCGCCTGCATTGTCCAGTCTTTCAAACCACCGAAAACAGAGTCACCGCCAGCCATGGAGGTTGCGCTTACCCCTGATGCGAGTTGGTCTATCGTGGAGTCGGCAACCTTAGCCACATCAGCCGCCGAGTCTCCCATGCCGAGAAACTCAGCCACATCACCACCAGCCTCTACAATTGCCGAACCAGCCGCCGATGCCATTTCTTCGATTGATGCCATTACCATAAACCGCCTCCCGTTCCGTTCGTTGTCGACGTTGTGTCGGTTGTTGTGTCAATTCCTGCTGCTGGCAGTATTTCTTGCATCAATACAGAGAAATCAATCAAATCCATGTTGTTGTTAATCATGTCATTCTTGCGATTATTGTTGGCAGTCTGCTGATTAAACCACTGCTCAAATAGCCCGGCGTTAAACTGGTTTTTCTCTCCAGACGCCGCCATTTTTGTCCCGGTCTGGAATATTGAGCCGCCAGCACTTAGCAACTGATCCAGAAGACCCACCTCACCTGACATAGCGCCAGTTGTCAGGCCAACGGAGCCTTTCAGAATCTTCATAGCAAGGTCGCTTTCCTGAGTGACCATGCTATTAGCGCCGCTCGACAATACGGCGTTTCTCGCGCTATCAGCCGAGCTACTGCCACTTACAGCAGTTGATGCCATTGTTGATTGAGCGGTATTGCCGAACTCCGCACCCATTTCACTGTAAACGCTATCTTCAATTGCACTGTCTTGCGTATCCATGAAGTCGCTAGCGCCGTTGTACAGCCCCGTAACGCCGCTCATGAACTGCGTCTTGCCGTTACCCTCTAATAACCCCTGAATTTCCCCTAGCGCCTCATCAACCAGGCTTGCGCCGCCTTTAGCGATAGATGTACCCGTATCAATGGCCTTTCCGCTTCCTGCTCGCTCCAGCGCTGCTTGCTCTGCCGGAGTCAGGCCGGATACGACGCTATTCTCGTAGTTGATACCGCTGTAGCTGCTAATGAAGTCATTCACTATTGGCTCAAGAGCATCGGCAAGCCATGACGTTGTGTGGCTGGTTGAGCTTGATGTGCTGCTTCCGTTACCCGTAATGAGCCCCATTATTTGTACTTATCCCCCCACACCTTCTCACCGAATGACAGTCCGCGCTTCGCCTGCGGCTGCTCTGCTTTGGGCTGAGTTCGTGGCGTTTTCAGTGCCATGGTTGTTTTCTTCTGTAGTTTTTTCGCCGCCTCTTCACGTCCGGCTCGGTAAATCATTGCGTCCCTCACAATCTCCATGAATGCCGGGCTAATTGCGTCAGCGTATGCCGCCTCCGGCATCACCTTTTTAGCCAGGGCATCCACGGCGATGATGTGCTCGCGCTTCCATCCCGCTTTTGTCAGGGCCATTACGGTTTGCTTGGCGTTGTGTTTGCGCGTCCGGTTAATGGCGTTATCACGAAGGGTTTTCTCTTCGCTGGCGATCGCTTCCAGCTCGCGCTTTCTACCTCTCGCGTCGCGGAGTTGCATGTGTGCCGCCTGGTATTGCTGTGACGTCAGCTTTCCTGATGCAAGATGCGCCTCCAATTGCTCAATCTCTTTGTCACACTCAGTTACCGCCAGAAGCATTGCGCGTTCAAGCTTTTCGCCGTGCTCATTGACTGAGTCAGCCAGCGGGGCTACGGACTGGTTGTATCGCTGGTTTGTCTCCAGTTCGCGTAGTGCGTTTTCAACCTGCTCCGGCGTGTATTTAGTGCCTGAAAACTCATAAAACTCTACGCCGCCGTCCCCTTCGCCTTCTCCAGAATCTCCCTGAGTCGGGGTGCCATCGTCGGTGATACCGATAGCGATTTCCTCTGACTCTCCAGATGGTTTTCCATCTCCCTCTGTGCTGCTCGGTTCGATTTCTTTTGCCTGTTGGCGGTTTGTAGCCCGAAGTACAGCCTGTGCAAGAGCTGACCGTCCGATTCCTCCCACGGCAGGCGCTTTGCTTTTGTTTTCGGTGTTGGTGTTTTCATTTTCCATTTCATGCCTCTTGGGTGTTGTCGATGCGCTCTTGTTCCTGCGCGTTCTTGGTTACTTCGTTTGCTGAGTTCTGCTCCAGCTCCTGAGCCTTGAGCAGCGTGTCAACCATGCTGATTTTGGTTTCCGCGTCCATCTGCTTGATGGTGGCAAGGTCTTTCAATGCCTCGTTTAGTTTCTTGGCAACATCAGCCTTCATGTCACTTACTTTGGCCTCTGCCAGCCCGGTAGCGGCGATTTGCTCGCGAGCTTTACCGATGGTGATTAGTGCCGTAATGAGTTGCTCAACCTTTGACGGTTTCGGCATATCTTCAGGTGCGGTGATATAGCGGCTAACGTCCTCCTGCCCGGTAGCAACCCGGAGATAATCGGCGTAGATGTTGTATACGTTTTCAGGCTGGAAATTTTTCGGGAGCGTGCCGAGCTGCGCGGCTGTTTCATACGCAGATTTAACATTAGATGCGGCCTTGGCTGCGTCATAAACCGACTTAATGTCAGCAGTCAGGCCAATGTCTGAACGAATCAACTTGAGCGGGATGTGATCAGAACCAAGCTTCACGGATGCGCCGATTTCCTGCATAACCATCAGCAACTTGCGATACAACGGAATAACGAACGTCTCCGCTATGGTTTCTGCGATCTGGTTCTCATTCAGTTCCTGTTTGTCCTGGGTCAGTGCAATGGCTGTTCCGGATGCCTGGCTGTTTTCTTCCAGCGCCTGAGCCTGTCCGGCACTCCCCTGAATGGTCGCCTGCACATCCTCGTTAATCTCTTCATTAAGGAGTTGCATAGCGTTAGGAACGTCCGTTCCCTGTAATTTTTGAATGGCGTTAGGGCTGCGAACGTTATACGCCGCACCGGGACCACGATCATTCAGGAACACCGCAAGGCCGTCAGGCTCCATGTTGTTTTCCTGATAGGTATATTCCCCATATGCCGCACCGTCTGCGCTGCGCTGAATGGCTCGCATCGCACGCGTTTTGTTGGTTTGCGCGGTGATGCACATGTCATAGAGCGACTCTGACCACGCAGAACCGGAGACAATCGACATACCACCTAGAATCAGTGGGTTAACGTCAACTTTCTCTTGCAGCAGAATATCTGTATCGGTACTGACAACGTGCCATAACTCAGGTGTTTTCCCTTGATAGCATCCGCGCCAGTAGTGGTGGGTGATTGTAATTTCGCGGTTGTACTCGCTGTACGACAGGTTAGGCGCGTCGATATCTGAATTCATATCATCGACAACCAGCAGTTGCTTACTGGTTCCCGCAGTGGAATCAAGCGCCGACTTTTCACCTTTGGCGAGCTTGTTTTTTGGATAGCCGCGCATCTCCCCCTCAGCAACTGTTATCAACTCGCGATAGGCCGAATAGGTCGCGTCGTCGGTGTTTGTTGCCCTTGGGTGGATGTAGAAATCGGAGAAGGCGATCAGATTGAGGACGGGAAACTTGATTGTGCGAGTCCCTTTAATCCAACCGGTTACGGTCTGGTCGTCATTGACTGTGATTTCCTGGTCAATGTTGTACCCAGCCTTCATGATGACAGCCGTTTTCACCACCAGCTCGTGAGCCGGAGAATTGTCAAAGTCGTACCTTTCCGTTTCAAACAGCTTTTCGTCATAGCCAACACAGGCGACCTGATTACCGGTTATCAGGATCTCTTTGATTGCGGCCATGTAGAGCAACTTTGAGTTATTCACCTTCATTGCGGCGGTGTGCACTGCTTTGGTGATCGCCTTTGCCAGCTTGCCGCTGGTCAGGTCATCACTATCAAACGTTACCGGGCTGCGATTGCTATTGGTAAACAGCGCAAGCACTGTCGGGTAAATACTTTCAAATGATTCCCACATCACGCGAGAGGCGCGAATATCGGTGTCATCCGTTTTAGGTGGCACTTCGCCGCGATACGTCTCGTATGAGAGCGTATAGCGCCCTGTCACAGCCTGCTTGAATGTATCAGCCGCCTGAAACTGCGATTGCAGCTCGGCTAACAGTTCGTTTTTGTTCACAGTTTTTTGGCTCCCGCTTTGCTGTACGCCCGCATTGCGCGTTTGTAAGGTGATTTGGAGTGATCAACAGGTGGTTGTATTTTGCGTTTAGCTCGCAGCATGGTTACGCCGTCGAATTCCACGCGAGTTGAGCAATAACGCATAGCGTCAAGATGATGGTTGTTTTTGTCGGACGGCACGGTCTTTTTACCTTCCTTAACCCACTGATACAGGCGCAACTCATGCAGCAGGCCAGTACAGGTGTTAAATATTTTCAGGTCGTTATCCTGGAACCACTGAGCAAGGAGGGAGATAGAGCCCTGCAGGGTTTTGCGATTGGTATAGCCTGGTAGTTGCGTTTCGTGTAACTGCCACGCGTCCGGACAGGTAAGCGCCCCGACATCACGCATAACCTCTAAGCGAGTCATGTTGGTTCCTGCCTGCTGCCCGTTCCCGTCAGATGGTGAAATCACACGAATAGACGGCAAACCAAGACCAACAAACTCCACAGGTTCCTTTCCGGTTGCTTCCTCCCAGTCCTCCGGGGGTAGGTCGATGATTTTTCTAGCCATGTAGTCAGGCATGTGACTATTGAAATACACCTCAGACTCAGGAACGCCGTATAAATCCTCCCCTTCGCTACTCCACTCCTGAAACACGTACTTTTTTCCCGTTTCCGGGTCGTATGCCACGAAGAGAATGATTGATGGATCAGCGAGGCCGGAGTATCCAAAGTCCAACCCAGCCAGTACCAGCCAATGGTCAGGAATCTTGAAAGGAGTGCAGGTTATTTGCTCATCACTGTACGGGTAGATAGCACCCACACCGAGAACCGGTACACCCTCACTGCGCATCTTGCGTTGCCAGTATGGAATACGAGCCTCCATTGACTTCCGGCGCTCCGGTGTGATGTGCGGCGCGTCATTCCAGGTGGCGTTCTGGAAATATATCTCCCCCGTCTTATCGTGTTTGCACTGGTTGTAGAAATCAGTTGCGCCAACCTCCGGTGTTGCAGTACATGCCACGCACCCCTCGGTATTAGTGGTTCGCGTGGTGCATTGCGCGATTAATTCCGCCTCCTTTTCGCTTTGTTCATCAACCCATATATACATGACACGCTGACCCATGAAGACCTTCTCATCCTGGGTGGAGCTATAGAAATGAATCTCTGTCTGTCCACCCGTCGCATCCCATACACGGAACGACTTGACCGTTTCGCCATCAGTAATAAAGCTGTCAAAGTCGATACGTTCGCGAGGAATGGAGCCTGACCCCATCTCCTTACGCTTACGAGCGTCATTGGTTCCAAGCAATTCTTTTTGGAGCACTTTGCGGGTAGCATCAGTTGAGATGCCGATAGCCCACATGATGCGGGTGTCATCTGATGCGCGATCACAACGGAAGCCAGGCCACCACACCGGATACAGCGCCGTTGCTTGAATCGCAAACTCAACCGCTTCTCCGTATGTCTTACCAATCTGGTTGGCTGCTGACAGGTAGCGGAGCAAGTAGTTTGCACCAGAACGAAACCAGCGCATCTGGTACTGATAGGGTTCAAAGAAATCCAGCTTGTAGAACTTGTTGAAATGCGCCGCCAGCCGAAGCAAGTGAATATGCTCGCGCATCTTCCCCTTGCCCTGAGACACGATCATCACCGCCAGTGATCGCACACGGTCACGATATTCTCTGGTTGTGAACTCCGGGCGCTCAGTCAC